GTCTATGTCAAATTCTATTTAGACGCCAAACAAATCCGTCCGGCGAATTTAGACAATATCATCGAAGATTTGTTTGTCATTGACACCGTCTTGACGAAAAACGACACACTCATTATTATCACCGAAGACGAGCCAAACGATACCATCATCACCAAACTCAAATATTTATTTGACCACGATGGAATTTTCGTAGTGATTCACAACATCAATCGTCTTCAGTTTAATATTTTGAATCATAAACTCGTGCCACCTACCGAAATCATACACGACGAAGCGAAAATCGCCGAACTCCAGAAAAAATTCAATATTAAAACTCTACACCAGTTACCTGAAATATCTAGATTTGACCCCTTAGCATTAGCATTATGTATGCGACCGGGGCAAATTTGCGAAATAAACCGCAATAGTGCAACCGCTTTATCATACAAATATTATCGCATATGTGTGTAAAATAATTCCGCGCCTTATTGTATATGTCATCTATTATAACCGTCGCCTATAGTCCAAATGATTTTTATTATACCACATCGAACATGGTTCCGTCATCCGAACAATGTGCCATACAATATTCCGATTCTACGATGGGAGAAAAATGCAACAATTGCTATTCTAAACAAGTGAATCCAAATTTTACCGGAACCTGTAATGAATCCTGGAAAGATATTGCACAAGACTGTTACAATTATCAATTGTGCAAAAACCGATCCATGGCAGATTTAGCAAATCAACAACAAAACAAAAATTCAGGGTCGGATGAACGATACGCAAATGCGCGCAAAGAATATAACTATGAATTATTGCATACTGTGAATAATATTAGTGGAATACTCATCATCGGATATTTGACCTATTCTTTTTTATCACAAAAAAGTAGCGCCTAAATATATAATGGCAGATAGTCTAGATTTATTATCAAAACAAGACATATTTAAATTAGAGCAAGATGTTATGGAAAAATTGAATTATTTCAATCAAACATATGCAGCATATTTGAGGTGTGGTTCTACTGGAAATTCAAATCAGCAATACATTAAAGATTGTCCGTCCGTAAAACCATCAGCCGAAGACGTAGATAATGCATATAATGCAGTAACTGCTGCGGCCACGAAATTAAATAACGCCATGGACCTAAAAAGTACTAGCGCAAACAATAGTACTGGAGGCGCAAAGAATGCAACATACGAAACCAATTATAATGCCATCATGAAGCAATATACTGATTTAGTCAAAAAACGCAAAGACATTGATAATGAATTGGCCGAGTTATACAATACAGCGGAGAGCACCAGTAGTTTTTACGATAAAATGTACATGACGACCATGTATTCAAAAATATTATTGACTATTTTAGCAACATCGATTATCTATTATACAATTATGAAATTGCGAAACAAATAATTATGTACTCATATTATAATGAATACATATACAAATAAGGAAGAATTTACAGAAGGATGGTTTTGGCAGAAATCGGCATGGGTTCCGCCGAAACCTCCATCACAGTCGGTTCAAGCAAGCAATCAAGTCGAACAATCCACGAAGAGCGCCGCCGAATATAACAAAAGGCAAAAAAAAATAGCAGCAGAAGAAGCTAAAAAAGCGGCCGCCGCTGCAAAAGCTGAAGCCGCTAGAAAAGCAAAAGAAGCCGCGGCAAAAGCCATCGATGATAAAATTAACGCAGCAAATGCCGCCGCCAACAGCTATGCTACACAAAAGTTGTCCAATGGATTGCAAAAAACATTTGCGCCATTTTTTGCATCCTTGAAAAAAGCAGAAAGATCGGACAATACTGAAGTATCTACAACACCTAAAACAACACCACTTCCACAAACAATTGATGCTTCCAAATATACAAAACAAACCGAATTGTCTGCGCAATTGTCCGACATTGAAAAATATTTTGTAGGGGCATTCGGATTTACAAAATTCCGTAATGATGCTACAAAGGCATATTTAGAAAAATGCATCGTTCCATCTGACAAATCATATCATATGACATTATTAGACAACAATTATCATACATTCGATAGCTGCAAGATGAATGCGGATTTAAACAATCATAAATACTTTGCATTAGTGAAACCCGATGAAAAAATGGACCAGCAATTATATCAATGTTATGTTTCAAATGAATCTTTACCAAAAGGTGATTATTTTGATGAAGTGACCATATGGCGCGAATCCGGAAAAACGGCAATCGTAGATAAAAAAACCGGAGATTTTATGGTGGATTCTACGAATATATCAAATACATACAACATATTCAATCCTCCAGGTGCGACAGACGTGGAAGTCGATAAAAACGAAAAAATCCATTATTATTTAGAATTATTAGACAATGGTAACATAAAGTTACATCGCGTATTAAAAATATCTGGAAAAAACCATTCTGACAAAGTTGTCTGGCAATTGTTCTCCGACTATAGTGTCATAGATAAAATCAGTATGATTGCTCCATTGGCAAATCCTGACTGGAAAAAACACGGCAATCATATTTTAGAACAAGGTCGTTCCATTTCCAGCGCTGAAAATTCGTTTTTAACGTCTCCGAGTGGATTTTTCAAATTAAAATTTGACAATGAACATCTTGTACTAAAAGCCTCGGTATATGCATGCAAAAGCAGTGATGCAACGTACCAAAAATCTATATTGGACGAGAATGTTCGTATGTATTCTGCTGAAAATAAGGGCGGAGAGCAGCCTTATTATATATATCAATTAAAACAAAGCGGTCCATCTGCAAATACCACCTATTATGAAATCAATAACGGAGATTATAAATTATTGCAACCAATTGATGCAAAAAACCCAGATTTGAAAATAGGAGACAAATATAGCGAATATATCGGATATTATCCTTTAACCACAAATGTGATGGATAGAACTACTACAAATAGTGTCGATGAATGCAAAAACACGTGTTCTCAAAAGAAAGATTGTACTGGTGTATTTACACAACAAAATGATCAAAACACGATCCATTGCACGCGCGTGTCCAATACAACGCCCTATTTTATGCCAAATCAGACAAATGATTCTACAAATGAATCTACCTATTATATAAGAGAACCTAAAATGGATTTAGCAAACAATACTTATAATATTCCGGAAGACGTCTCCAATAAAACACAAATATCGCCATACACATCTTTTACCATTGGTGATAAAATTTCGACTAGTGGATATTCCTATGGTATGGATAGTATTCCTTCATGGAAAGAATTGAAAAATCGCGAATATGAATTTCGCATGGGTAAGAAACCGGAAGGTTTCAATGTCGATGGATATAAGAAACATGAAGGTTTCAATGTCGATGGATATAAGAAACATGAAGGTTTCAATGTCGATGGATATAAGAAACATGAAGGTTTCAATGTCGATGGATATAAGAAACATGAAGGTTTCGATACTCACGGATATTATAATCCATCGCAAGAATGTTCAAAGGTAGGAACCGGCTGCCAACCCGCCATTCAAAATGGTCAAATTACACCATTGATTCAAATCGCAAATGACTATGACAATCAAATCAAACAAATGACCCAAACCTATGTAGATATGTCTAATAATTTAGACGCATATTATGCAACACGCAATACATTAAACAATAATAATGTGTATGATTTTAGCGCAAATCAAGTCTTCACTACAGAGGACAATTCGCTGATAAACGCCATGCAACACGACACCAAACAAATGGCTCTACAGCAAAATAATTTATATATTGCAGGAAGTATCTTGACAACGACATTGTTAATTACTGCTATATATTTAGGAATCGAATAAGTCGAAAAACAAATATCATAACAATATATAATTATTGTTATGAGTAGCGTACCGCAAAAAATGGATTTATCTGGAGTATTTTATATTCAACAACAGTATTTAGCAGATTTGTCTGCTATATCTGGAAATGGAGTGACTACGATTGATTATTATACCGAATTACAAAAGCAATTACATAAAAATTATATTACATTTGCCGACGCAAATACCTCCAGCAGTTACGTATTAGATCATCAAAAAGATATGAACGAAATATTGACACAAGAAAATGAACGATTGAATCAAAAAAAGGTCGGGGTAGATGATGCCATTACCAGTCAAAGACGATTGATTGAATTAAACGAAAGTTACCGTAAGAAAAGTGCGCAATACATCAATATTTTACTAGTCATTATTATTGTAACCATTCTTTATGTATTGTTGATCATCATCCGTCGTAACTTCCCCATCATTCCTAAAATGGTATTTAACGTATTGATTGCCGCATTGTTTGCCATTGGAATTTTAGTGATAATATCTATTTCTACTAAAATCAAAAAGCGCGATGAGATGAATTTTGACAAGTTGGCATTCGTGCCTCCACCAGATACATCGGGAAATATATATACATCGGGAAATATATATACATCTGGCAATACCACAACTTCATCTGTAGGCAGCACATATGATTGTGTAAATGGAAATTGTTGCACCGAAGGAACTACTATATGGGATAATGCGACAAAAAAATGCGTCAAACAAGGATTTACTCTATTGTCAGATGCATATGAAAGTGGAAATAACTCCATTTCCGAAATGCAAACATTACCTTATTTCCCTACCGGTTTCGATTATTATTCGAAATTATAAAATCTCCTTCTATAATAAATGACATCTATTATAGAAGGAATAAAAACAAAACATATAAAAACAAAACCTATAAAAGTAACTCCGAAAAAAGATAAATATATCAAAAAATTAAAATCACAACTTAACCAAATAAAGGCATTAAACCTCAGACTATTTACTGCAAACAATCGACTTATTAGCAAAAATAATTCTTTGTTAGACAGTGTTCAATATTTTCGTACCATGATTTTTGGAAGCAAAAACATTCACGGCTATCAAAAAGCGGTCGTCGATGAAAAAATACTCAACGATAAATTGCGCAGCCAAGAATTAGGACAAGTCATTACAGAAGGTTATAAAACGAACGATTCTACCTATAATGCAGTAAATACAGAAAATCAAATCCTAGAAAATCAAATCCGTGAAACTACCAATCAGCATTCGGTCGATGACCAGCTGTTCAAGAACTTGCAAACACAAACTGAAACGTTAAGCCATGCAAATGTCATATTGTCGTGGATTTTATTCGGATTTATTCTGGTTTCCGCTTATTTGATTTGGTTTAGTAATATGAGCCTAAAAGATAGACTCGTGGCTGTAAAAGTCGTGTGGATATACGTCATTCTCATTGAAATTGCCGAATATGTATTGTTTTATGTATTTCATTATTTAGGCGCGTGGTTCTGGGGAACTCCCTATGACGCCAGTGATTTCTGGAAATTCCCCACCCTCACCTGGATTGATGTCATGATTATTATTTTGATTTTCTTGTCCATGTTTGTGCATTAGACTCTTCAATGGTAGTCTATAGATAAGGATCTATAGACTATACTTCATTTTTATCAATATCGTCTATTTCACTATCGCTATTAGAAGCTATTGTTCCTGCATGATTTGATTCGTAATTGATTCGACAACCGACCCATGCCTTGTGTTTTTCATATTTTCCATAGCGTTTGTCCATATATGCATGCACTGTTTTGGAAGTAGGTCGTCCGCGTGCATCGCGACCATACGTCAATTCATACCAGTTGGTAAATTCGGTAGTGACCTCCGTCTTATACATCTTACCTTGTGGGTCCATAATGACCTTGTCCTTGATGAAATCGCCTACATAATCTAGACTGTCCTTGTAGGAGTTACTGGATGCCATGACGCGGGCACAATCCTTGACAATACCGTTCGTCTTGAAGGCGATTTCGACGAGCATGGCCGTAAAGACGTATTTCCATTTTTCGAATTTCTCGTCTTTCAAATTGCGGTCAATCAAGAATTGATAGGGTTTTTCGGTATCACCTTGCACTGGATTGTCGCAAAAGAGGGATACGAAATCTACCACGCGAATACGACGCCAGGTGCCGTGGTCATGACTCTTAATCACCATGAATGC